CAAGGTCCAGGACCTGGACAGCCTGGAGATCAACCAGGAGCTGGAAGAGTTTGAAGCCGACGCGCACCGGGCAAAGGCTGCCGCTCTGGTGACCCTGCGCAAAGCCTTGGCCGACCAGGAGCAGTACGAGGCGGATCAGGCGGAACTGGCTCAGCGCCGCGCTGACGACGAAGCGCGCGTACAGCGGGAGCATGACGAGCGGATCAGAAGGGAAGCGGCCGAGCAGGCGCAGAGGGACGCCGACGATGCAGCCCAGCGCGAGCGGGACCAGGCCGAACAGCGTGAAAAGGCGCTGAAGCAGCAGACCGAAGAGGCCGAGCGGGTCGCGGCACAGGCCAAGGCGGATCAGCAGGCAGCAGAACAGCACGCCGAACAGGAAAAAAGGGATTCAACGGCCCGCGCCGAGCGTGCAGCCGAGGAAGCCCGACTGGCCGAAGTGAAGCGACAGCAGGACGCAGCCGACGAGATCATCCGCCAGCAGCAAGAGCGCGAGGCCGACAAGGCGCACAAGTCGAAAATTATGGGCGAAGCGAAGCTGGCGATCATGTCGATGAACGTCACCGAAGAGCTGGCAAAGGCTCTCGTTCTGAAGATCTACCGCGGCGAAGTGCCGAACATCACCATCAACTTCTGAGGCTCGCATGAGCACACCACGACTGACCGCCCAGCTCGACTGGATGACGGTAGGCGCGTTCGACCCTGAGCAGTTCCAGGGCGAGCAGCGCAAAGAGTACGAAGACGAGGCGATCAAAATTGAACGCCAGTGGGACAACCAACCGATTTGAGGTGCGCCATGAGCGTCTACAAAAAGCTCCAAGAAGCCCGCTGCGAAATGCAGCGCATGACCCTGAGAAAGACCGGCGAGAACAAGTTCGCGGGCTACAGCTACTTCGAACTGGGCGACTTCCTGCCGGCAATCAATGACCTTTTCAAAGAGAAGGGGCTGTGCGGAATCGTCTCGTTCGGGGTTGAACTTGCCACCCTGAAGGTTGTGGACGTGGAAGACGGCACGTCTGTCGAGTTCACCAGCCCGATGGGCAGCGCGGCGCTCAAGGGCTGCCACGAAGTCCAGAACATCGGCGCAGTTGAAACCTACCAGCGGCGCTACCTGTATGTGACGGCGCTGGAAATCGTCGAGCACGACGCACTTGATTCGACGACAGGGGCCCAGCAGCAGAGCCGGCAGCAATCGACGAACCAGTACGACTGGACGGCCATGATCGCCGATATCGCCAAGGCGCCGGACATGGCGGCGCTGAAAAAGGCATTCGACACCGGCCTGGCAGCCGCGAAGGACGCGAACAACAAGAAAATGGGCGAGACCTTCGGCAAGGCAAAAGACAAGCGCAAGGCCGAGCTGGCACCACAGAACCAGGCGGCATAACCATTCAAGCCCTGGCAGACGCCGGGGCATCCAATCGAGGTAGAGAGATATGGCACGCGGTGTAAACAAAGTAATCCTTGTGGGTACATGCGGGCAGGATCCGGAAGTTCGGTACCTGCCCAACGGAAACGCGGTAACCAACCTGAGCTTGGCCACCAGCGAGCAATGGACCGACAAGCAGACGAACCAGAAGGTCGAGAAGACCGAATGGCACCGCGTGTCACTGTTCGGCAAGGTCGCTGAGATCGCCGGGGAGTACCTGCGCAAAGGTTCGCAGGTCTACATCGAGGGCAAGCTGCAGACCCGCGAATGGGAGAAGGACGGCATCAAGCGCTACACCACAGAAATCGTCGTAGACATGCAGGGCACCATGCAGCTGCTCGGCGGTCGCCCCGATGGCCAGCAAGGAGGCAACCAGCAATCGGCACCGCGCCAGCAATCGCAGCAGCGACCTCAGCAATCGGCGCCTCAGCCGCAACCCGATGACTCGCAATATGACCCGGACATCCCGTTCTGATTCGAACTGATCCGGCCTGAAGCAAAGCCGATGCCGGAATGCCGGCATCGGTCATCCAGCAAAAACCATAGGGGCAACCAATGAACGCAATTATCTTTGACAGTGAAACCACTGGCCTGAAAGACCCGCAGATGGTCGAAGGCGCCTATCTCAAGCTCGCCGACATCCAGACCTTGGAAGTCACCGAAGAATTCCTGCAGCGCTACAAACCGTCGAAGCCGATCGAGCTGGGCGCGCTGGCCACCAGCCACATCTACGACGAAGAGCTGGTCGACTGCCCACCGCACACCGAATTTGCGCTGCCCGAAGGCACCACCTACATCATCGGCCACAACGTCGACTACGACTGGGGCGTGATCGGCCAGCCGGATGTGAAGCGGATCTGCACCCAGGCGCTGAGCCGTGCGCTCTGGCCTGACGCTGACTCGCACAGCCAGTCGGCAATGATCTACCTGCACTACCGGGAACATGCGCGCGGGCTCCTGCAGAACGCTCACGCAGCGCTCGACGACGTACTCAACTGCCGCCGGCTTCTGGTCAAGATCCTGGAGGAGCTGGCAGCCCGCAACGGCGCAGCGGTTTTCAGCTTCGAAGACCTCTGGATGATCTCCGAAGAGGCGCGCATTCCGACCGTGATCCGCTTCGGCAAGCACGCCGGATCGAAAATCGCCGACATCCCGGCCGACTACAAGCGCTGGCTGCTAGGCCAGGCCGACGTCGATCCGTACCTGCGCAAGGCGCTTGCCAAATAACCGACCAAGTAACCGACAGGGCGCCAATGAGCGCCCTTTCTTTTGGGTGCCAAATGAACCAATACAACGACCTCCGAATGATGGACCGATCGACCCTGGCCTCTGCGCAAGACGCATTCCTGCGCTCTGGCGGCAAGATCGACGTGCTTGAAACCTTCGAATTCAAACCGCTACCCCCGCGCATCGAGCCTCGGCTGACGCAGGAAGAGATCGAGCTACGACAGATGGCCGATCAAATCCGAACGCTGAGCTCGACGATGATCAAGCTGGACATGTCCAAGCACCTTGGCATTTCGCAAGACCGCATAACGAAAATCTGCAAGCAGTTCGGTATCAACCTCAAGTCAGGCGTCGGGCGCGCCGCGGGGAAGAAGGGCCTCTACATCATTGATCCGGAAGAGGACAAGAAGATGGCCGAGCGACTTCAAGCCCTTGCTGAAATCGGCGTGACCCGAAAGAAAGCCATGGCCCAGTGCAGCATTGGCCAGTTCAGACTTTCGCGCCTGATCGATGCCTACCAGATCAAGTTCAGAGAGACTCGCAAGTAATGCGGCTTAGATCCCTGGCGCGCCATCGTGCGCGCCTCATCCAACACCAACTGCCAGCCAGCGGTATCACCCATGACTATGCCAAATACCAGCCACCAGCTAACGATGCTGGACGCGATCCTGATCTTGCTGCTCGCCTACCGGATTCACGGGACCGACGCAGCAATCAAGGCTTCAGCGTACTCAGTGCGCGATAAGGTCCGCATCGCCTGCCGACCGCACATCAACAAGATTATCCGCTGCTCGTCGCCGATCAAGTGGGCACAGGCCATCTGCCGGGACGACGACTTATGAGCCAGATCGCAAGGGCACCCAGCGGCTGCCGGGTCGGCGCATCGCATCACCGATCGAAGCTGACCAGCGAACAGGTGGCCGAAATGCGGGCCATCTACGAAACCGGCGGCAAGGGCTACGGATTCCTGGCCGAGGTTTACAAGTGCGGAGCCTCGAAAGTCCGCGACATCGTGCAATACCGCACGCGCTTTGCAGGATAAGGGATAGGGACATGGCGAAGACGACGCAGGAGCGGTCAGCGAAGGCCGCGAAGAAGCGCGAGCAGTACGACGAGCGCGAACTGAGACACAAGGTCCGCCCCGGCATTCACCAGGCGATGGACCGCACCCGGATGCGATCGGGCACCGAAGAAATCAGCGAAGTCCTGCAGCTGGCCATCCTCAAGATGGACGCCATGACCGACGCTGAATTGATCGAATTCCTGACTCCGCCGCGCCACGAAATCACGATCAGCAAAACGTTGCGCGACAAGTTCGACAACGAGTCGCGACGTGAAGCCGGTCATCACGGTGATGACAGTGAGTACGAAGTAATCGAACCGAGCCGCCTGCCGCACGGCCCGGACGAATGCGCCAAAGCCCAACTCGACATCCTCAGCCAGTGACCCAGGAGTAACCCGCATGGAAACGATCTACACCCACCGCCCGACCGGGCGCACCTACTCGCTGGCTCGCACTTCTGCCGAGTTCGCGATCCTGCATCACCTGACGGGCGGGGCGAAGTTTGTTCGCCGCGGCGACCTGGTAGACGGCAGCGTTTGGAGTATTCATGAATGAGTTGGCACTTTTCGCAGGCGCTGGTGGCGGAATACTCGGCGGTCACCTGCTCGGGTGGCGAACCGTGTGCGCCGTCGAGCGTGATGCCTACGCCGCAAGCGTTCTTGTGCAGCGACAGAATGACGGAATTCTCAAAGCTTTCCCGATCTGGGATGACGTTTGCACCTTTGACGGAAGACCTTGGCGCGGGATTGTTGACGTGGTTTCTGGAGGGTTTCCGTGCCAAGCCTATTCCTCGGCAGCTTCGGGCAAAAATACTGCTGATGATCTCTGGCCGGAAATGCGGCGGATCGTGGCAGATGTCGCTCCCCGGTACGTTTTTGCCGAAAACGTGCAAAGACGCGCAATCGACAGAGCGGCAGACGAGCTTGAAGAGATGGGTTACACCACCAAAGCAATATCCCTTGGAGCGGGAGACTTGGGTGCAGACCACATTCGGAAAAGATATTGGCTACTTGCATACGCCGACGGTGACCGCGAACTACTCAAGCCCCTCAATGCAAAAATGGCCGGGATGCAGGAACTTCGTGAAAGTTTTTGGTCAGCCGGCCCCGATGAATCACGAGTGGCTAATGAACTGGCCTTTAGGATGGAGCGACTTGCAGCCACTGGGAACGGACAAGTTCCAATCGTGGCAGCAACAGCATTCAGTCTTCTGTCAGGCATGGAGTGATGCAGCATGAGCAACCACACGAAGGAAGACTGGCTGGTATGTCGCGAGGACTACAGCATTGATGTGATGCGTGACGGCGATTATCTGACCGTTGCGAACCTCGGCGCCATGGATCACAACGGCATCAAGTATTGCATCGGCGGCGAGTCCTGGGCCAATGCCTACCTGATGCGCACGGCGCCGCAGCTGCTGAAGTCGCTCGAAGCGATGCTGGCCAAGGCCTACAAGCAGAACTGGTACGATCAATACCCGGAGCTGGTCAAGCAAGCCGAAGAGGCGATCGCGCTGGCCAAGGCCGGAACGCCGAGCGATGCCGGCGACGAGTTCGAAATATGATCCCGCGCGACGGCCTTCTGCGCCGCAAGTTCGAGGCCGCACTGATCCGGTTGGCCGCCAAGATCCTGATGGGCCGAAACGTCCACCGGTGCCGGGTCGTATCGCGCCGGGACAATAACGATATGTGGTACATGGCCGAGAAGCTGGAAGCCATCGCCGATCGAATCAGCAACGGATACAAGGGGATGAAGTGATGGCCGAAAAAAACACCAAAGAATTTTACTCTGCCGATCAAGCCGCTCAGCATGCCGCCGACTGGTGCAAGCGCAATCCAGCATGGCGCCGGATCTGTGATATTCCGGATCACTCCGTGTTCATAAAAACCTACGATGAAATTCATAAGCGCGAACGAGCCTACTGGGACGAGAACGGCGGCGAGGAATGCTGGCGAGAATTTGGGACCGCAGGAAGCAAGGTGCCTACAGGGTTCATCTCTGGAAAGGGCGAGTTTTTCGACAGCGTGCTCAAGGTTCCTCTCCATCACAACCTGATGATGGTTTTTCGCGTTGGCCGAAGCTGGAAACCATAACCCCGTTCGCCTAGCCCCTACCCCACACAAGAGCCTGCCGGTGACCGGCGGGCGAGGATTCGCTATGCCTATTTATCGAGTGACGTATGAAATCGAGCTGGTGATTGAGGCTGAAAGCCTTGACGACGCTACCGAGAAAACCGCCGAGGCATGGAGTTCGGCCAAATACGAAATACAGGCAGATTACTCCGATGTGTCAGAGGTCAAGTCCATTGACGGGCTTCCTCATGGCTGGGATGGGAAATGCCTTCCATACCTGGGCGACGGAAAGCTTCGCCTGGAAGAACTCCTTCCCGAGTAATAAAGGATCGTCGCGCCCGGCAGATTGTGACGCACGGGCGCAAGCCGGGGCCTGACGCAGCTAAACTGTCGGCCAACTAAACTAATCGTCAGGGGTGGCGTATGACTGCGAAGCGCGGGGTGCGTGCGGCATCGAAAAGCAGTATCGAGATCAGCTTTATGGTCGATGGCCGCCAGTGCCGGGAGCGCCTGCCGATGGAGCCTACGCCGGCCAACCTGAAGCGGGCGCAGCAGCAGAAGGCGTCGATTGATCTGGCGATTCACCGGGACGCGTTTGACTATGCCGAGGCGTTTCCCCGGTCGAAGCGGGCGGTGTCGGCTGTCGGCCAGTCCGGACAGGTTCCGCTGGGCCAGTACCTGGACGAGTGGCTTGAGCGCAAGGCTGGCATCCTGAAGGCTTCGACGCTGGACGGTTACCGCAAGATCGTTGCGGGGGTTCTGGTCCCGGCGCTGGGCAGCCTGGCGCTGGCATCGGTCACGCGCAAAGAGGTCAAGGCGGCAATGGCCAAGATGTCGGCGACCAACAAGCGGCTGGCCAACGTGCAAAGCTGCCTTCGCTCGGCGCTGAGCGATGCCGTGGACGACGAGCTGATCGAATCGAACCCTCTGGCCGGCTGGACGTATTCAGTGAAGGGCAAGCCGCGCACCGAGGACGAGATCGACCCATTCAGTCCGGACGAGCAGCGGGCCATTCTGGCAGCAGCGACCGGGCAGTATCGGAACCTGCTGCAGTTCGCCTTCTGGACTGGGCTGCGCACGTCGGAGCTGGTCGCGCTGGAGTGGGGCGACATTGACTGGCATCGAGGGGAGGTGAGGGTGTCGCGAGGCATGACGGCGGCAGCCAGCGAGGCAGAGACGCCGAAGACTGCGGCCGGGGTGCGTAGCGTGCGCCTGCTGCCCATGTCGTTCGAGGCGCTGAAGGCCCAGCGCGAGCACACCTATATAGAAGGGAAGGCCGTTTTCCATGATCCGAGGCACAACCGGGCATTCACCGGTGACCAGGAGATCAGGAAGTCATTCTGGACGCCGACCATCCGCCGGGCAGGCGTGCGGTACCGGAACCCGTACCAGACCCGGCACACCTACGCATCCATGATGCTGAGTGCTGGCGAGCATCCTATGTGGGTGGCCAAGCAGATGGGGCACGCCAGCTGGCTCATGATTGCGCGGGTATACGGGCGCTGGATCCCAACCGATGGCGACTCGTCGGGGGATAAGGCGGCGGCGATGTTTGGGAAGCCTGAGCAGGTCGAAGCCCGAAAGCACGGATAATCGAATTCTCTTCTTGCGTTGGTGCACCAACTATCCTATAGTTCATTCCATGGGAGGCGAGGTGCCGACCGAACAACGGAGCAAGACGAGATGAACCCGCACAGCCTCAACCCTTACAAAACCTACGCAGTTACTTTTCAGGCCGTAGCAGATGAATCCTGCACGGTAGTGGTTTCGGGAATTCGCGCCCTTTGCAGCGAAAGCGCCGCTACACAAGGCGCGCAAATCTTTAAAGGTCAGAGCGTTTTTCGAGTCATAGCTATTGACTCATTAGGAGAGTTGCAGGGCGATGAATTCGACAAGTGGGGTCAAAGGCCGCTGCGCTAACCAGCCCCAGCCCACCTCAAGCCCCTTCATTGGGGCTTTGCCAGTACAGATTGAAGTCGGACGACCAAGAATGAAGCCTGAAAAACCACCAAAGACATCGACCAGTCGCGTCGAGGCGCACGAAAAGAATCTGCTGGCCCGGGGCGGCCGGCGGCTGAGCGGGATCAAGTTGCAGCCTGACGCCGCCGAGGCCCTGGCGGATATTGAGGCCAAAGGCGAAAGCGCAACGGCGGCAATCAACCGACTGCTGATC